TATTGGGGGTTTTGAGGTGATAACAATTGTTATCAATTCTATTTTAACAGTAAAAAAGGGGATATGAAAATGAGCACATTTATTGACAATTTTGGAGATGAGAGAGAGTTTACAGCTGAAGAAGCGTATACAGTTTACTATAATGCCATATTAAGACACGGTGCGAGTAATGATGCTGCAATATGGGCAGATAAACGGGGATTTAATTGGACTTGCGATTTTGGGGATGAGTGGCATAAAGCCAGAATTGAGGCAGTAAAAAAAGGGGTTATATCATAATGGTTAATTTAACCAAAAAAGAGGCTAAAAACAGGCGTATAAGATCGTTTATTGTAGATACTATACTGTTAATTTTTAGTAGTACAGTATGCGCTATTATTTTATTGAGATTTTTAACTGACTAGGAGAATATATGAAAAAGAATTTGCGCGGGATTAGAACAGATGATAAAACATGGAATGCAATTAAGCGTATAGCGGAGAAGAGCGGCAGAACTGTAGGCGTATATGTTGAACGGTTAGTTATTGCTGAAATAAAAAGATTAAAAGAACCATTGTAAAGATTAGCGGTAGTTATTGTAAAGATTATCTATAGTTATTGTCAATATAGCTCTATATGCTCGTATAAGGGGCGTATAGGGCTATTGCTTGTATTGCTATATATAAAGTTTATATACGCCTGTATAGAGCGTATAAGCGTATTAAACACTAAAAGAGGTACTGTATGTGGGCGGTAGGTGAAAAACATCATAGAGCTAGACTATCTGATAAAGAAGTTGAATTAATGAGAGAGTTGAGAGAGAAGTATAAATTAACTTATAAAGTGCTGGGTGAAAAGTTTGAGACCAACAAGCATACTGTAGCGAGTATCTGCAATTACAGGAGTAGATACCATTAATACCCCTACTTTTAGTGTGTGCTATTTATGCTTGTGGTGAATAAATAGTAGGGTTATTTATGCTTGTGGTGAATATATTTATGCTTGTGGTGAATATATTTATGCTTGTGGTGAATAAAAGTATACTATAAGTTTATGATTATAAACGATAACGCCCTCTATCTGTTCTGTAGTGTACCATCTATAGGATATATGCACCATTTATATAGTATTTAAGCGGTAATCTAGAATTAATTTAAAATAATATTTGACTTATGTATTAACTTGTATTACAATTACACCTATGAACAACAAAACCAAGCAAAGAGAAAACCATGTTAGTCTTCGTATGGGTAAAGACGCATTGAGTAACCTTGTGAAACATGCCACCGCTGACGATAGAAGCGTGAGTGCATTAATTAGGATAGCCATAGATGAATACCTCAAAACCAAAAAGCCCATTCAATAAATTCTACTTAACAAATATAGACGGATGCAGTAGATTAACTAACTTAAAATCCAGCGAAAGTAAAGTCTTTAATATAATGCTAGATAACTTGCAGAGTGATAATTACTGCAAGTTGTCAGCGCAAGGGATAACGGATAAATGTGGCGTATCGCAACCTACTGTTAGTAGAGCCATTAACGGTTTAGAGGCTCAGTGCCTCATATATCGCATTAATCGTACTATTATAGTAGACCCCAATTACTGCTGGCGTGGTGATGTAGCATCGCACTATAAAGCAATGCAAGCACACTCTGAGCATGTGCCCTACTACTCAGATGTAATGTCACGCTTAGGGTATCTACCATTCTAAAAAAAAGGAACAATTATGGATCATTATAAAACTTTTATCAGTAAGTTTAAGGGGCGGCTGACTTTTCAGTTATTCCCAGAACACGGTACTGGGCGACCTTATCACTTTACCAAGTCCGCTAGTGAGGCGTGTACTGACTTAGTTCAGAAAAATAAAGAGGGAATGGGTGCGTTCCTGATGATAAATGAGGGTGATGGTAGAGGTAGAAAATCAGCTCATGTAAAAACAATTAGAGCAGTATTTGCTGATCTGGATAATGTATCTCTACAGCACGCTTATGACCAATTATCTAAAAACGATCAAGGTAAGCCAAACCTACATCCACACATGATTATTAATACCTCACCAGATAAGTACCATCTATATTGGTTCGTGGATGACTTCCCTATTGATAAGTTCAAACAGGTGCAACAGGCAATTGCATTAAAAATAGGCAGTGATAAAGCGGTATGTGATCTTGGCAGAGTAATGAGGGTCGCAGGTTTTTACCATAAAAAAGGAACTCCACACCCTGTAAAGATAACTAATATTATTGAGGGTGATAATTACAGCTATGAGCAGATAATAAAAGAGTTTCCATTAATAGAGAAAAAGAAGCCTATATTTAGACGGAAGATAATGCAAGCAGTAACAGGAGGGGTAGACTTCTCCAAGCTGGATGTGGTAACTTGGTTTAACTCTCACGGACTCTATGATGGATATATTGAAGATAATATACACTCCGTTACATGTCCTTGGATTGGTGAACATTCCTCCAAAAGTAACGCAGAAACTATTATCTTCCAATCAAAAACAGGTAGAGACTGGGTTGGCTTTCACTGCAAGCATAATAGTTGCCAGGGTCGTAACATACAGCAGGTAGCGGCATTGCTGGGTGATGCTAAGGAGTTCTGCTAATGAAAGATATACAGTTAAGAGAATATCAGATAAAAGCTATTGATGAGTTAAGGGCATCTTTTAAAACAGGACATAGAACCCCTGTTCTGCAACTACCCTGTGGGGCAGGAAAGACATATCTAGCTATGTATATGATAAAAGCCGCTATAGGTAAGGGCAAGAGAGTGGCGTTTGTAGTTGACAACTTGGAATTGCTAGAGCAAGCAAGTAAAGCCGCTGATGACTTTGGTATAGATCACGGTGTAATTCAAGCCAATCATTGGAGGTCTAATAGAAGTCATCCACTGCAAATATGCACTATTCAAACATTAAAGCGTAAATTTAAGGATTTTAATTTTGTTATAGTGGATGAGGCGCATTGTATGTATAAAGCTCAAACTGAATGGATGGAGAAGCATAGTAAAGTGCCTTTTATTGGGCTATCTGCTACGCCTTGGACTAAAGGGATGGGGTTACATTGGGATAAACTGATAAAGCCATTATCTACAGGTGATCTTATTGAAAAAGGTAGCTTAACTCCGTTTAGAGCCTTTGCACCAGACACGCCAGACCTAGATGGTGTAAAAACAGTTGCAGGTGACTATAATCAGAAAGAGCTTGGTAAGGCTGTTAATAAGCATAAGTTAGTAGCGAATATAGTTCAAACTTGGTTAAAGCACGGAGAGAATAGGCAGACTGTTGTATTTTGCGTAGATATAGCGCACTCAGAGGCGGTAGCAGAGGAGTTTAGATCTGTAGGTATAGCTAGTGAGGCTATTCACTCTCAGAGAGACACTGATGACAGGCATCAAATATTATCTGACTTTGCTAACGGAGAGATTAAAATAGTTACAAGCCGTGATGTACTTGTTAAAGGGTACGATAACCCCTCAATATCTTGCCTAGTGCTTGCTAGACCTACTAAAAGTAGAATGATTCATGTACAGCAAATAGGTAGAGGTATCAGGACAGCAGAAGAGAAGCAAGATTGTATTATTTTAGATCACGCAGGTAATCACCTGAGGATGGGGTTTATTACTGATGACTCCCCTGACTCACTTGACTTTGGAGAGAAAAAAACAGCCGCACAGAAAAAAGAGGAGCAGGAAGAGCCAAAACCAAAAGAGTGTATAAAATGTCACGCTGTTAAGCCTGTTGGTGTGAGTGAATGCCCTGAGTGTGGCTTTAAACCTACTAGACAGTCAGAGATTGTAGTGGAGAAAGGCACTTTAAAGGAATTAAAGAAGCAACCTACACCTATTGAAAAGGCACAATTCTTTAGTGAGTTATTGTGGTACGCACGCTCTAAGAATTACTCTGAGGGGTGGGCGGCTCATACATTTAAAAAGAAGTTTGACCACTTTCCTAGTAAGAAAAAAGGAGTGAGTGCAGTAAAGCCCTCAAAAGAAACAATGGGTTATATTAAGCATTTACAGATTAAATTCAATAAAAGTAAAAAGAGTAGCAATAAAAATGTAGATATTACCAATCCATCTACAGGAGCTTATCACTCTGAACCTAGATTTGGATATAATTACTCTCTACATACTGCTAAGAATGGCGACCCTTTTATTAGAGTAAGTAAGAATCATAAGTTTATCTGCTGGGCTAAACAAACACCAGCAATGAGGTCTCATGTGGGAATTGAATAGTGGCAATAAATATAAATAATACTACTAAAAAAGAGCAATGGGAATGGATTCAAAAGAATATGAGTGGATTAGCTCAGTGGCTACTAGATGCTAGAGACGCAGGATTAAAAGTTAGCTTAGCCTCCATAGAAGATATAGAACCAGAAGCAGAAGTCATTAAACAACCTTA